AACCATTAATAAGGAGGAAGTTCTATGAGCAAGAAAGAGAGAGTGAGCTTTGACCCGCGTAAGTTGGCCGCTGGCGGCGGGTTATTGGACGATGTGAACGTCGAGTTCACCGAATGTCGATTCGAGATGTTCGACTACGGCGGCAAGGCCCCGGAAGCTCCTTCATTCCATGCAAAGCTGGTTGACATTGATGATGGAGAGGAGCATGAGCAATACTGGTCCATTGGCAAAGCCAGTGACTGGGAGATCATCGAAGACGGAGCCGCCCTCTACCCAGCGGGCAAGAAAGTGAAGGCTGTCAACGTCAGCTCTAACTTCGGACAACTGCTTGTGTCTTTGGGTAACGCTGGATTCCCTTCCGAGATCATGGATAAGGGTTCAGTGTTCGCCCTTAACGGACTCAAGGCCCATGTTATTCGCGTGGAGATGAAGCGCAAGGGTCTCAAGAGGTCCGCAGAGCAGGAAGAGAAGGGCTACGAGCAGACCTGCCTGACCGTCGATGAGATCATTGCACTTCCCGGAGAAGCTGCTAGTGCAGCAGCAGAAACCCAGGCAGCGAGCGAAGACGAAGTCGTGGAAGCGGCAGTCAAGTTCGTTACAGGCGTCATGGGCGATGAAGGAGTTGCCAAGAAGGACCTCCCGAAGTTGGCCTTTGACAAGATCAAGGATGAGGATGCTAGGAATGCCATCCTGGAGTACATCTTCAGCGATGAGTTCCTGAAAGAGCACTTCAACCTCACCAAAGGTGTTATCACCACCAAGTAGACCTCAACCACCTGCACCTCCTTGAACCTGTGGCTGGGGTATCCTGACTACCCCAGCCACTCTTAACACAAAGGAGTATCATGGAAACACGCCTAGAGAAGTTAGAATACAGACTAAAGTTACTGCAGGGTATGGCCTCTGACATAGAGAAGCAAATCACTCAGCTAGAGGAATCCCTCCTAGGGACTCAATCAACTATTAGAGAAACGATAAGGGGTATCTTCAATGAACGAGCAAGAATCCTTGCAAGAGAAGACCAAGTCAGAGAAGAAGGGCTTCTTCCGGTACCTGTCAGCGATGGGGTTGAACTGGCTAAGACCTTTACGGCTGCTGAGTCAACGGACACATGGCTCGGGAAGGAAGAAGGATGTGCTGAAGAGAAGGAAGCGCAACAAGATAGCCCGGCAGTCCAGGAAGAGGAACCGGAGGTGGTAGACGCTACCTTCGACACATTATGCGATTGTCAGTTCTGCCGGGAGATGCGCAAGAGACAAGGCGGAAGGACCCATTCGTTACTATGATTATCTGCTACAAATATCAATGCCCTCACCTTACTGAAGAGCAGACATGCTCCAAGTACGCCATGGAGTACATGCTGTTCGTTACCAGGCGCGGGTATTGCCCTGTACTAGACAAGTATGAGGACGATGATAAGCAAGCTGCATATGAGAAGAGTAAGAAGTCTGGTATGAGTAGGGTAGGACAGCAGAAACAGAAGAGAAGGTAAGGAGGACCGGACAATGACAAACGAATTTACCAAACAGTTCCGTAAGTACATCGGAGAGATCACTAAAGAGCAGTTCACTATATTGCTCGATGTCTACAAGAAGGAGTTAACTAATAGGTCGTCCGTAGAGATTCAGAATACGGTTCAGGAAGAATGTGAAGAGATGTTCGATGCCTTCACCGCCGACCTACCTGCCCTGTTAGAGACCTTCTTCAAGACAAGCTCTGGTAGAGAGATCATGGCTACTGCTGTCAAAGATGTCACAGGATTGGAAGGTGTCAACCTGGAGGAGGAAGTTAGAAACCGTCTAAACTATGTGGATTCTATGGCTGACTCCTGTGATAGGTGCCGTCTTGGCAGGTACTGGCCACTGGAAGAGGACGTGCAACTGCGTGATGAGATTGCTGATGCCATCACTAAGATAGCCACTGCACACCAGAGAAGCTGCCGGGCCATCTTCTTGCGCCTGCGTGATAAGTTGTTCGCTCCTGCAAAATCGTAATTTGGCGAAATATTTTGGGAGCCAAGCAGCTAATTCCTAGTAAAGGAGTATAATATGGATGGAAGACTCCTAGACGATCATGTCAAGAAGCTTTGTATGAAGAACCTTGCAGATGATCGCGTCAGTTGTTGTGCCATATGTCCCTTCGAGGAGGAGATCATCAAGTACTTTCCTAGTCTAGTTCCATCATTCAATCGTAAACGGGACCATGTAAGGGAGAAACATGGAGATATATACTATAGACGGTAATTTCGTGCCACAGGGCAGTGGGGAACCACGCAGCAAAGGACTCCATCTCACTACTGTCATTCGCTCTATAGAGAAGGAGCTTGGCTGGGACTACAAAGGCAAGGGCTTTGAAGATCAGGACCTTACCATGGAAGTGGGGTTCTGGTGGGAAGATATGATCGCCATGGTAATGGCAGAGCGCTTGTCTGCAGGCCGTCCTGGAGAGGTAGTCAAGGACGGCATCATTGGCAGCCCGGATGCAGTCGGACCTAACCCTGGTCTAATCACTGCAGAAGGCAAAGTCTTGGTAAAGCCCTCTTCTGAGGTCATCTTAGAGGAGTATAAGTTCACTTGGAAGTCCTCTAGGAATAAGATCACTGATGACTGGTACTACGTGACCCAAGGGAAGTCCTACTGCTATATGTGTGGGCTCACCAAGTGCCTGTGGCGTGTATGCTACTGCATGGGCGATTACCGTGGCTCTGGCCCCATATACCGTCAATGCTTCGTGGAGTTCACTGAAGAGGAACTCTACCTTAACTGGCAAATGATACTTGGTCATGCCAAGGAGAAGGGGATGCTCAAATGAACTACTTTATGTCAGTTATGATGGTAGTAATCGCGGTCTGGTTATTCAGTGGTATAGGGCATCTGATAGATGTATTACACAAGTGGTATTTCTACCCTTATATAATAACCGCTGCAGTGCTTGGACTTGCAGCATCCTTCTGGGCTGTTGAAAGGGATTGGGGGAAGAAGAATGAAGATAAGTAGCCTAGCAACAATCGCAGGCCTTCTATTAGCCTGCAGTACTATAGGCGCGGGTGCTTATACAGTCGTGGATACTCGTAATCGTGTAATCCTCACTGCCCAGCGCCTGGACCAGAAGATATTACAAGACAAGATCGACTGGTGTACCAATAAGATCAACGAATTGCTCGACCAGTACAAGACCGAACATGAAATGCCCCCTGCTGTCAGAGCCTGGTTCCGCGATCTTATAAAGCAACTAGAGGCAGCTAAACGACAACTCAATAATCTGTGAGAGTGATATGTGGCAAGACTATCTCATGGCAGCGGGACAGATAGGGTTCTTCATAGCCCTCCTGCCTTCCCTATTCAGCTCCAGCAAGCCTCACTGGGGTACCTGCTTGATGACTGCCATAGTACTGACTACCTTCGTGGTATGCTTCGACTCTCTTAATCTAAGGTTGTGTTCCATTGCTTTAACAGGCACAACTGTTGAATGGTATATACTACTATTCCAATCTTTAAGAAGGAGGATGCGTAATGGCAATGCAAAAGCCACTAACTAAGGAACAGAAGTTCGCTGCCGATATGGCGAAGCTCGGGTTCGTAGAAGCCGATGATAAAGTGTACCCACGTATCATCATGAGCGTGGGCGGCAGGGAGAAGCAAGGCAAGACACACTTTGCTCTCACAGCCACTCCACCATTGGCAATCTTCTCCTCAGACATCGGTACTGAAGGAGTCGTCAACAAGTTCAAGAGAGCAGGTAAGGAGATATGGGTCCACGAGATCGAAATGCCAAAGGACCTGGACCAGGCCAAGCCTACCTGGGAAGCCTTCCATGATTCCTACTATGGTGTGCTGCGGGTACCCAGAATCCGCACCGTCATCTTCGATACTTCCACTGAAATCTGGGAGCTTCTTCGTATCAGGCGCTTCGGCAAGCTCACCCAGGTCATGCCCTACCAATATGGTCCTGTGAACGCTGAGTTCCGCCGCATCCTCAAGGACTGCTACTCTACCCAGAAGAATCTCATCCTGTTGCACAAGATGAAACCAGTCTATATCGATGACAAGCGCACCAAGAACTTTGAGAACGCACAGTTCTCTGATACGCCTTACCTTGTCCAGGTAAACGTAGAATCCTTCCGCACCAAACCCAAGGTCAACTGTGACTACTGCAAGAAGACCGATGGCAAGCACAGGCATTGGTGCGTGAAGATCAAGGACTGTCGCCAAAACCCGGAACTCATCGATCAGGTCTTCAAAGACCAACTCTGTAATTTCCCATTCATAGCTTCCCTGATCGTTGAGGGTACCACACAGGAGGATTGGGAATAATGGATATAACCATAAATGAGAAATTTGGAGTGGATAATGAGGACTTCAGGAAGATCGCTGAACGTCGCGGTATCAACCTAGATCACCCTGACGACTACAACGAATTCCTCCTCTTCTTCCAGGTTGGTGTAATAGCAGGTATGCAACATGCTCGCAGCATCTTCTCGGAGGCGAAACCAAATGAACCAAGTAGACTTGATAGCGGACCCGACCAGCAGTCGTAGCCCCTGCCTTTCATGTTCACACAAGGATGAAGACAAGAACAATGATAGGTGCATGGAGTGTGAGAAGCGTAAAGCGTTTGCTAGGGAGCATTGCGGTCCTACCACTATCGAAATGATGATAGAGGAGATGGATGGCACGCCGATTATACCAAAGATCAAATTCAGCAGTAAGCGTTATTGTGACACTCCAGGGTGCAAGAATCTTCATTATGCTAGAGGCAAGTGCCGTAGCTGCTACTATAAGTGGCGGTACAGCCAAGGCAAGGAGAGCAAGAAGTATATCAAAGGTAAGAGCCTCACCATACACTTTGGTCTGATTGATGGAGGTCCTGATATATTCGAGGTTCTGGCCAGGATAGCCAAACATGAACAACGCTCCGTTACCAAACAGGCTGCAGTGTTCATAGCAGCAGCAACCTTAGCATGGTTAGAAGCTCATGATAATGATAGACAATAGGGTCGGAGCTGTAGAGCTTAAAGACTGTATCAAGCAACCTCACGCTCTGACAAGACTTGAGTACGCAGATGTCATGTTCACTGGCTATGGTCCTGATAACCAACCAGTGACTATCGGCATTGAACGCAAGAGAGTCAGGGACCTCATTGACTCCATCTCATCCGGTCGTCTCAGTGGCCATCAACTCATCGGTTTGACGAACTCATACAATTATGTATACTTACTCGTGGAGGGAATCTTCAAGATCGGTACTGATGGCTACATTCGACGACCAAAGGGAAGGTCCTGGGTAGTCTGCCAGGTGGGCGATAACCCTGTGACCTATCAGTACATTACCAATTATCTCAACACATTGAGTATCTTTGCCCAGGTGATCGTGCATTTCACCCCAAGCATCCATGCCAGCGGGCTATGGATAGATGGTCTTTACCATTGGTGGTCCAAGAAGTGGGAGCAGCACAAGTCTCACATGCAATTCTATTCTGAGCGCCCCTCCCGCGCCTTCTTCAAGGAGCCCAAACTCTTGGTCCGAATGGTTAAGGAGATCGAAGGAGTAGGCTGGGACCGCGCCAAGGCCATAGGGCGCAGGTTCCCTAATCTTATGTCACTGATGGTAGCTGACTACAAGGACCTCTTAGAAATTAAAGGTATAGGCCCGAAGCTGGCCAGCAAGATTCTTCAATCACTCAGGGG